CGTACTTGATGGGCTGGTCGTATCTGAAGCCGGAGCTCCAGGACTTAGCGTTGCCCACCAAGCGCATGATGCCCACGTTGCCGTTCAAAATCGTGTCGATTACTTTCGGCACGATCTTTTCCCGCGTGACTGTAGTTTCAGTTGCAGTGAATTGCATTTCAGTTATTCACTTTTTGGTTTTCGACTTTTATTTTCACCCGCTCTTTCTGTGGAGGTCGCGGATGAGCTCCCTCGCAGATCCGGCGCTTCGGAGAACCTTGAGCGGCGTACTGCCGCCCGGCGCCCCCCCGCCGCCCGCCACGTCACCCAGGCTGACATCTACGCCAAACAGGAGGGAGATCACGCGCCCAATGGTGTTAAACAGCACCACGAGCCAATCAATCGCCATTTTGATGTACGGAATGATGGCGGATAGGATCGGGATAATGGCGTTTCCCACCGCCACTTTGAGGTTGTAGAAACTTGTGCCCAGCGCGGACACCATGCCCGCGTAACCGCCCGCGAGTTTGGCGGCGTCCCCGGTCTGGAAACGGGTTTCGGCCATGATCCCGTTGACTTCCGCCTGTATTTTCTGCTGCTGGTTCAGGCGATTGGCCGTCGTGCCGATGCTGCGAGCATATTCGTCCCACATCTTGGCGACGTTTTTGGTGACGCCCGCGTTATCAACGAGAATCGAATTTTCGTTTTTAAGTCCTTCTGACGCACTCTGAACCGCCTCGCCCATCGTGAGCGACGACTGCCGCCCGAAGGCCGACGCATCCTTGAGCGCGATCATGGTCTGCTCGATTTGGTCCGTCGAATACCCGCGCAGCGCCAGATTCTTGTAGGCCGTGATCGCATTGGTCGCTGGAACTAAACCGTCGCTGATGAACTCATTGATGAACTTCTGCGCCTCAGCAAACGATTTGCCCGTGCCCGTCGTGACCGATTGCAGCCCGGTCATAGCTGAAGCCAGATCGGACGCGGCAGAGACGGCAGACTTACCGAACATGACGATCCCCGCCACGCCCAACGCCAGCCCGACAGCCGCCGCCAGCCCTTTGACGCTCGACATCATGCTTTTAATGCCGTTGTTGAAGTTTTTTGTATCTATCCGCGAATCTATTCTAATGCTGCCATCATAGCCGATTGCCATTAGCATTCCCCCCTATTCGCGGTATAATAAAGGGAAACAAAGCACCCCGCGCTGTTAGTAGCAGCCGGGGCATGGCAAATCAAACGGGAGGTTTGAAATGCACTACGATTATACCCCGAAAGACGTAGAACGCTTCTGGTCAAAAGTTGACAAATCCGGCGGGCCTGACGCCTGTTGGAATTGGACGGCATACAAGGGAAGAAAAGGTTACGGGCGAATCGGATGGGGCGGGCCTGGATTACCGAAACTCTCTCACCGAGTAGCCTATGAGATAGCTTTCGGAGAATTTCCAGAAGAACAGCAGGTTCTACATCGCTGCGATAATCCGTCTTGCGTGAATCCGTCCCATTTGTTTTTGGGCACGAATCGAGACAATGTGAATGATCGGCAGCGAAAAGGCAGGAACAATCCCCAACGCGGCGAGCGGAATGGGAATCACAAATTAACAGATATGCAGGTAGATGAAATCCGCCAACGCTACTCAAATGGCGAGACACGCTTTGAGTTAGCGAAAGTGTTTGGTGTTCACCATACGCAAATCTGGAATATTGTGAAACGCAGACAGCGCGTCTGATTTTTCCCATTTACTTTTTGCTCTTCCGTTCCTTGAGATACCGGGCGTAAATGCCCTGACTGACCAGCAGGTCTTTGTAAAACGCCAGTTCGTCAGCCGTCATGTTCTGGACATGCTCGCGCACGCCCTTTTGCGCCAGCAGTTCGTCCATGATCGCCGGGTCAGGCTTTGCCATGCTGCCCCTCTTTGATCAGGCGCATAAATTCCGCCTCCTGCTCCCGTTCATCGGCGGACAACGGCTCCTCAATATCGAGTACGTCGTGCATCTCCTCGTACATGCGCCGTTCCTCTTTGGTCGCTTTGCCCGTTTTGACGCGCTTGCGCAGCGACACTAAACTGCAAAACGTGGTGTCGCTGCCCAGGTCCATAAACAGCGCCAGAAACTTCCACCAGTGCAGATATTCGATACTTTCTAGATCGATCCCGTGCGTCTGCCGGAAAGCCGCGAAGATGTAATTCGCGTCTTGTCGGAAACTGTACAGCCGGAGCGCCGGACCGTCGTCTTCCGTGTGCTCTTCCCCTCCATTCAGAAAGCGGAGTGCCTGTTCAAAAGCGCCCGCCGCATTGTCGGGCGGTTTTGGGTAAAGATTGGCGAGTAAGATCGCCTGCTGCTCGACGGGCGCGAGTTCCGGGTCTTCGAACGCCAGAATCACCCGCAGACAGGCCCGGAAGTCGGTGTGGATCGGCACGTTCTGGCCGTCAATCTCAACCGCCGTCGGCAGAGGCTCAAACAGGATATTGATCATGTCATGACCCGGCGCGGCTTCCCTTTACCGGCGCGTTTTTTCGGGAGGTACTTGCCGACCTTCGCTTGCCGGGCCTGCTGAACAAACGGCGTAATGCCCTCAAAGAACTGCTGGATCATGTCTAACCCCAGCGTGCCATCGAAGGCTTTTTGGGACGTGCCCGCGCCAAACAAGCGATCAATCTGCCCATACACGTACTCGCAGATGTCACGCATGAAGGCGATCCGGTCCGCCATATTGACAGGCAGGCCGATAGTGTCTACCGCCGTCACCTGGTCAATGACCTCGGCGCGCTTTTCGTACTCCGCCAGTTTGATCTCAAAGTCGCGCGTCAGGTCATAGTAGCGCTCGGCAAATTGAATATCCGAGGGATTGAAGACAATTACCCGGTCAGGATCATCGTTGACGGCGATGCGCTTGATACCGGAATCAATCTTGATACTGTCCATTACGCCGCCGCCCTGGTGATGTCAATCATATAAACAACGTTTTCAGTGCCCACCGTGACATCAATGGAGAGGTGATTCACGCCAACAGCTAGTGAGGCCGTCGCGCCTTGCAACACTTCCGCCGCCTCGTCGTACTGCACGATGGTTGCGCCTGAAAGCGTGCTGTCCATCTGAGCCGTCGTTACGCCGTTCGCCACACTCCCGGCATACCACAACCAGGATTTGTCGGTAGCGAACAACGGTGTCAGGGTCACAGAGCCGATGACCATCGTCGTCAGAATAGTGTCGATAGCCAGCGCGACAAATTCCGATCCGGTTGGGCTAAAGCCACCCTTCACCGGATCGCCTACGTAATTGATCGTGTACCCGATTTTGGCCGACGTGTTGCCCGGCCCGCCAAACTTATCCACCTGCACGCTGACGGCGACCTTTTCAGCAGCGTAGTATCCGAGGGCGGGCGTCTCAAACAGCCATACATTGACAATTTCGGTTTCTGCGTCCTCCAGTACATCGCGGCCCTGCCGGGTGGCATCAATCCAGTCAAAGACAGCATCACCCGCTATCGCCGTCGCCTCAATTGCCATCGTCGGCGCGTAGGACTCGACGCTGATGGTCGCGTTGTCATCCGCGATGTACGTCTCTTCAGACGTTTTGGGATTCATCGCTACTTCAGCCTCCGGGATACCCGCGCTGATCAGCGACCAAACGGGCGTGCCAACCGTGCCCGTGTTGAGAAAACTCTTGAACTGGCTGCGCTTGATTTTAGCCATTACGTGAACGCTTTCGTGCCCGTGTTGAACGTGCCCGTTACCGGATCGCCCTGGTAGTTAATGGTGACTTTCAGCTTGACCGCTTGACCGCCGGGGCCGCCAAAAGCGTCCACCTGAATACTCACGGCCTGCTGCTCTGCCGGGGCCGCGCTCGGACCGCCCGACTCGTAATTCCACACGTTGACGATGGTCGTTTCGGCGTCCCCCAACACGGCCCGGTTTTTACGCAGACCGTCCAGGAACTCAAACACTTCGTCGCCATTATGCGCCGTGATTTCGAGCGGCATGGTGGGCGCGTATGATTCGACACTGATCCGGGCATTATCTTCGTGGATGTACGTCTCTTCAGACGTTTTCGGATTCATGCTGACTTCACCCTCAATGACCCCTACTCCCAACAGGTAATAGGTTCCATCGCCTACAGTGTCAATGTAGGTCAAAAACTCACTGCGTTTAATCTTTGCCATCGTTTCCTCCTATGGCACTTGGTCATAGATAAGGCGGCAGGTAATGAGGTAAATTCCCGTTCCACTGTCGCCCTGCTGTTCAAGATAGCCCCAGTTAACCGCCTCTATCGTGTCGGCGGTTTTGCCCGTCGCCAGCGTGGGCAGCGTTCCGGCGAGCGTTTGGCTTTCGAGCCAATCCGCCAGCGCCTCGGCAAATTCCGCGTTCGCCAGCCGTTCGGCTTCGTCCATCGTGGACTCGGCGAATTGGAACGCGAACGGAAATTCCCGTAATGAACTGCCGTCCAGATACTCTTCGAGCTTGCGCGCGCCCGGCAGAGGCACAATGGCATAGGCCGTCGGCGCGGCGTTCAGGTGGTTGACCCAGAGGGGGCTACCAGATGCCAACTCCGCGTAGGTCTTTAGATATGTCTGCACCGCGCTTATGATGCTCACGATCCGCCCCCCGCCAGACGGCGCGCGCCGTCCAGAATGACCTTTTTGTAGAGCGCTTTCATCCGCTCGAACCAAAATCCACCGCGCAACGGCCCGGTTTCGCTGCCCGCCTTGCGAGGGCTGTAGTATTGCGCGCGGGCGTAGGGGGCGATCCATTTCACTTCGCCACTGCCCACGTCGGTCCCTAATGACCCGGACTTAATCAGCATCCCGGTTTGCAGGGGCGTGAATGGCTCGGAAAGCCTTAAAATTTCCGAGTCTACAAAACGCTGCGCGCGGGTGTAGTTGCCGTTCCATTTGGGCGCAAAGTTCGTGTCCCAGGTCAGTTGGGCTTTGCCGCCCTTGCCCACGAACACCTGACCGCGCGGAGTCTTGATCGGATCGGGCATGGTTATTTGGCCCCCAATTGCCAGTGTTGCAAGGCGGGCGATCCACTGTCCATCGTGTCAACGGACGTAATCACCAGCACGTCATCATATTTGGCCTTGAGCGCCGTCAGGGTGAATGACGGCCCGATGGTATCTGTCACCGTGCCGCGCACGATAACATCCCCGACTTGCAGCGTCCATTTGCCCGTTTTGGACACGAGCGCCTGCCACGCTTTGGGAGCAAGGTAATCGTCACCGCGCGCCAGGGGGATATACACCGCCACGCTATCGGCGGCCAGATTGCCGCCGGACGCCAGCACATTCGCCGCTTTCCGGTTTTCCCACGCGACATCGGCGATCACCGTGCGCTGGTAGGTTTCCGCCCCGGCTACAAGGTAACGGTTAAATAATGTGAGGTCAGAATTTGTGCGCATCTACACCTTTTGGCCTTTTGAACGTCGCCGTTCCCATGCTTCGCGCATTTTCTGTTTAGTTTCTTCCGAGTGAACAAATCCAGTTACAGAGGCGCTTATCTTTTGACGGTATTCATCAGAAGACCATCGTTCTTTTGTTTTTGCACCGATCTTGGCTTTGTGCTCTTCGGAAAACTCCACGCCTTTATGGGCCTTACTCATCTTCCTGCGTGATTCCTCAGAAGGAATAATGCCCCTGACCGCTTCGGCGTGTTTCCTGATTTCTTCCTCGGACTTCTTCCTTCCCTTATTGCCCGCGCTTATCTTTCGGCGAGATTCTTCTGAATGCCTTTTACCTTGTGACGCCTTCGACATCTTTGCCTTTACTTCGGCAGACCACACCCTGCCCAGATTAGGGGCGTATGCATTAAACGTGATGTTATAGTCAGTCCTCATCCCGTTCAGACACGCCTGTTCGTAAAACAACGTCATGTCTCGATCACAATACAGGAGCGCGCGAAAAGCAAAGACTTCGCCGCCATACTTATTCCAGGCACTTTGCAGATGAGGATTGTCATGCGTCTGATTGTTCAGGTTTCTTTTGTGAAGCCTGAAACGATCTGGAATATTCACACTGCTGCCAATATAACGATGATTATTGACAGTGTTGCGAATTTCATAGACGCCGCATTTATTCGTCCTCATCTAACACGCTCCCGTACTCGTCATCCGCAAACCCTCGGAACATCAACCCGGTTGAACCAAGATAGAGTTTGGCGGCGTTGGACTGGCGCTGCTCCAATGAGCGAACCGAACCTTGAACATACGTCACCGAATGCCGCCCGACGGTTTCGCTCTGGATAACCCCGCTGCCTGACTCGCCCGACTGCGTTTGCAGTTCCTCGGCGACGGCGCAGGTTGCCATTTTGATCGCGTCTATCGTGTCGGTTTCCGTCGCGGCGGTCACGATGGGCAAGGCGCGGTTAAACGTCAGTTGATCGATCGCCGCGCTGGCGCGCAAGGCCAGCGCCGCAAAACTAGCCGAGGCGATGGCCGTGCCGAGATAGGTCCCGGTGTAGTAGGTATTGTCAACATAGCTGGTAGTCATCGCCTCGTGCCTTTCGTTTTAGACTACGGCGCAGCAGGAACGTCCAGACTCAGGCCGTCGGGAGCCGTCGTTACTTTCACAGCAACGGCGTTCTGATACCAGAGATCGCCCGTTGCGGCCACGTAATCCGAGGTGTCGTAAACCCCGCCCAGGATATTGTTCGCCACAACGTTGCCCGCGCCACCCGTCAGATCGACGTAGATTCCGGTGGACTTAACGGTTCCGAACACGTTGCCCATGATGGTCGAGCCGTTCAGGGGGCTGTCAAGGTGCTGAAGGTTGCCCTCCGTCGAACTGTCCATCTGAAAACGATTGTTCAGGATCACCCAACGGCGCGGCGCGGCAACGGAGGAACTGGTATTGATGATCGCGCAGCCGTTGGTCGCGTCAATCGTTTCAAAATCGTTGTCCTCGATCCGCATGTTCCACACGCCGCCGTCATCCTGAATGCCGTACTTGCCATTACGGAAGTCGCAGCCGATGACGCTGGCGTGTGAGGCATCGTATTCATTGACGCCCGACAGCGCGTTACGCACGAACTTGAGCGCAGCGGCGTCTACCGGGCAGTCAAACAGGATGTTCTGAAACTTCCAACCCCGCCCGCGCACTTCCAGGAGCGGCGTCGCCTCTGTCGGGGAGGCAGGCGGACGCCAGCAGGCCGCGCCGCCGTCATACCCGGCTGCCGGGAGATCGGGGTGATGCTTGGAGCCACACCCGATGATCGTCACGTCAAACACGAGATTTGAGCCGATCAATTCCTCGCGCACATCCCCGCGAAAGTAGATCGTGCCGCCCGTCTCTACAGCGGTCAGCGCGTCCTCCATCGTATCGAGCGCGTTGGCCCAACCGCCGTAGCCGTTACCGGGCGAGGCGATAAAGGTATCCACGAACAACGGCGCGACGGGGTGCTGGTAAGCGACCTCGGCAAAGTTATCGTTCAGGTCTTTGATCAGGCCGTTCGGTCCAATCGTCTTCATTTGCCACCGCCTTTGGTCGCTTTCGGAGTACCTACGGACGTATTCACCGCTTCAATCGCGGTAGCGTTCTGTTGTTCCGGTGTGGGTTCCGCTTCCGCTTCAATCGCGGGCGGCGGTTCCACTTTGGCCGCCTTTTCGACGGGCTTGTAGCCCAGCGTTTTCATCCGCGCGATGTCTGCCGGGTTTTCGTGCTCCACCCGGATTCCGTCTTTTTCGAGCCACATAACAGCCTCCTAGCTGGCCTTGATGTGCGAGTACACGCCGTCCACTTTGTTCTCGTACACAAAAGCGTCGTGATACAGGCGATATTGCCACAGGTGGCCGTCGGACAGTTGATTTAGTTCAGGCGAAAAATACTTCACCTGATTCAGTTTGACAGGTTGCAGGACCGCCGTCGGGTGAATCATCAGGAAATTGATGTCCCGCCCGGTGCTGCCCGTTTTGGCAAACCCGCCCGCGCTGCCCGACGATCCCGCGTTGAGCGTGATCCCCTTGTAGAAGCGGGTCTGCGGAACCATGAAAACAGGCATTTTGTTGTAGTTTGTCACCATTTGCACGATCCCGGTTTCGTTGGAATACGTGCGGGTCACAGCTTGGTTGAGGAAGGTCTGCACCGTGTCGGACACGTACAGAATACGCCCGTCTTCGGGAACCTGATCGGCGTTCATCTGGCCTGTCGCCACGTCAATCGCGGCCAGCACGGTATTGCTGGCGAGCGTTGTCGGTGATGCCACTTCGGACACGCCCGACCAGGACGCATACTTGGAGAGGCGGTAGGCGTCCAGTTCGGGCGCGACGTACATCCGCACCCATTCACGGATCAGGCTGCCCAACACCAGCCCCAACATCTCTTCGTTGTCCATACGATCCAGCGTGAAGGCGCGTCCGCGTTCCGTCGCCAGCGTCAGGGTTTCCCATGTCGCCACCAAATCGCCCGCCGGGTAGCCCGTCGTGCGGCTGTAGTTGCCCAGCCCCACCATATCGAGCTTCATGACTTTGACCTCATTGGCCCCCAGGAACTCCGGGGCTTGGGTCAGCGCGTCGAGGCGCGCGGTTTTGCTTTCAGCTTTGTAAGCCAGGTCCATCAGCGCTAAAAAGCGTGATACCAGATTTACCGTGTTTGCCATCGTTCAATCCTTATGATTTTGGTTCGGTCAGACCCGCGCCTTTGAGCATGTTTGTCCAGAGCGGATCACCGATGATGGTCGAATTATTGGCCCCGGCCACGATGGTCGGGGCAGGTTTATCGGCTTCAAACAGGAATTCATGGGAGGTCCTGATCGCTTTTAACTGGTCTTCCAGTCCGATGATCGCGCCCTCACTGGACAACTTGAGATCGCCCAATTTGAGGTGCGCGCGCACAGATACCGGGTCTTTGGCTTTCACCCCGGTCAGCGCCGCGTCCAGTGCGTGATCAAACTTCAACTGGTTAACCTGGGCGGCGGCGTCTTGCTCTGCCTTTTCCGCTTTCGCTTTCCAGTCATCGGCGGCGGCCTTGATCCCGTCTACGTCGAGCTTCTTAAAGCCTTCGATGGCGGTGTTGGCCTCGGCTAACTGCGCTTTGGCCGCGTCCGCGTCGGCTTTCGCCGTCTCCGTAGCGGTCTTGTGCTTCTCAAGGTCTTTGCCGTGCAGCGCCATGATCTGATCAATCAAATCATCGGCTACGCCCAGTGTTTTCAAGTCTTCCCGTTTCATCCTGTTCCCTCTTCTCTGCGGTTTGCGTCTACGCTTTTAACGTGGTGGCTTCACGAGACGCCCGGCCTTTGTACGCTGGCCGATGGCAATGGTTTATGCGAAAACTTGCTCGCGGAATCGTTGACGTTGTAATTTTGTTTGAGCAATAAAACGTTTCATTTCAGTTTTCCACGCCTTGACTTTGGCGCTCTCACGCTCTGTGCTCAAACCTGCTGCGATCAAGGCGTTTTCGCGCCGCGTCCATTGACGTATCTGGCGCTCAATTGCGCGCTGTTTCTGCGTGGCGTCGTAAAAACTCATTTCTTGACCGTTATAAGTAACTTTTTTATCTGCGTAATTCTCTAATTCGGCCTGTTTGTAATGTTCTGCCGAAATGCCCTCGAAAAAAGGGAACCACGAATGACGGCAGCCCCAACCCATCAGCCCCGGCCCCGTGCCGTAGCCTGTGCTGGTCACGAAATCGGGATATTTCGCGTGCGTTCCCGAACGGCTGAAGATTTCGCCCTGCCATACCTGGTGTGTAGGCCGCGCGCCGATGTGGGCTGACACTTGCACGAGGTCTGCGCCTAAGTCATCCGCCCGGCGCTCTTGCAGCTTGCCGACGGTCTGCGATACACCCGTGAGCACCGTCCGGCGCAGGGCTACGTCAAGGTGATCGCTGTGTCCGCTGGCGTAATTGATAACCGATAGTCCGCTGTCGGCCAGTTTCATGACGCCCTGCCGCAGCGCATCTTGATACGAAAAAGTGCCCGTAGAAATCTGTAAATAAGCAAAGTCCGCCGCGTCTATAAAAGCGGTCTGCGCCTGAATCGCTCTCGTCATCGTCAGGTTCCGCATGATCCCTTGCGTTTTCGCCAGCCCCGCCGCCAGCGTCTGCGCCATTGCGGGGGACAGGTTCAGGGGGAGCGGATTCAGCCCGGCGGCGCGATAGATCGCATCGTCAAATCGCATAGCCTTAACCCCGGCCTCCTGAAAAATAGCGCGCAATTCCTTTTCGCTTTTCCCGGTCACTTGTGCCAGCTTTTCAAGCACCGAGTCGTACAGCGCGCCGGATTCGGTGAGACGTTGCATTTGCCATGCCGCCGCGTCAAGCTCTTTCGCAGTCATTTTTTTGAGACGGCGTGCCATGTCGGTGATTACGCTGTCCTCCAACTGATAAAAGAGGTCCAGGATCGGATCGGCCAACACGTCCAGGAAATCAGGAGGTAGCATGACGCTTCTCTTCCCAGTATTTCTTTCGGGCCGCGCTCATCTTGCGCTTTGTTTCTTCGCTGTGTGGTTTGCGCTTCTGTCCTCTCTGCCGCTCAGAAATAGCCCGCTTTTGCTCATCGGTTAATTTGCGCCCAACGCCTCGACCCGGCCTGCCCTTGCAAGATTCCGAGTACCGCGCGCGCGCCTCATCGGACCATTTTTTCCCGGTTTTGTTTTTTGACATTAGACGCTTTGTATCTTCGGTATGTCTGTAGCCCAATGAGTATTGATTTCCTTGATTGGCAAGGCTAATTTTAGACCTGGTTTCCTCAGTCATTTCAACTTTTCCGGCTATGCTACTGCTGTTGTATTCTGGCATTAGCCCGTCCAGGCAAAGTTGCTCAAAGAAAAGTGTCGTGTCTGGGTCGCAATACAAAAGCGGTTTAAATTCAAAATTCTCTTCACCGTAAAGATTCCAAGCGTTTTGCAGATGAGAATTTTTGTGCCGATGCCCACGCAAATCACATTTGTGCTCACGCCAGCGTTTTTCAAGATCAATACTGCTGCCAATGTACTTTTTGCCGTTGGACGTGTTGACAATTTTGTATACACCGATTGACATTAAGCACCGCTCTCGGAACCGAAAAAGTCCGCAGGCTGTTCGGCTTGCTTCATTTCAACCCACTTTTTGGCCTCGTTCTCTGGCAGGCCGTAGTTTCGCATCAAAAAGATAACCAGCGGCATGGCCCCCATGCCTACCGCCCGCGCGTCCTGCGTAAAGCGCGCCTCGCTGTCCACGATCAGGCTATCATCAAAATCATACGCGACCTGGTACGTGCCCGCCGGAGCCAGCGCGTTCAACGTCGCCCATACGTCCATCGCGTACAGCAGGTCATTCAGCGCGGTTTCGAGCGCCTTTTGTGTGTCGGTGATGGTCGCCTGAGATCGCTGCTTGCTGGCGGCGATCTCCGTCGCGGTTTTGGCGACAATCTGCGGATCGCACAGCGTCCCAAACGCCAGCCCGCACAGAAATTCGATGCGCTCCAACATCGTCTGAAGTGCGGCCCACTGCTCGACCTGGCGCAGCGTGGGCGTCCAGTCCTCAAACAGCGTTTCGTCGGCGATACTGCCGCCCGCGTTCAGCGTGCGATACAGGCGTTTGTCAGGCAGGATCGGCTTACCGTTGGCGTCCTTGCCGAACGCCAGTTCATCCACGTACAACGCCCGCTCGCCGCTTTCAAACTCCCACAGGTAACGCGACCACTGGCGATCCGCCTGTTCAATCGGCCCGACGGCGCGGCTGTAGCAGGAGACGCCCAACGGCGAAGACGGGTCAACATTATTCGCCAGCGGAAAGCGGAAATAAGCGAAGAGCGGCTTTTCAATGCCCAGGATAGTCGCTTCCGGTTGCAGATTGGCCCACGCCTCTACCGCGCCCAATTCGACGGGCTGCCCCAGGTCGTTTGGCCCGTTCCCGCGAAAGGCCCGGTTACGAATCACGCAGCCGTCCGGCGTCATCTGGTGCAGTTCCAGGCGCGTGTAGGTGTACGATCCGACCTGACGTTGATCAGCAAAGATACAGGCCGTGATGTGCCCGTTGGCGTCAAACGTGACCGGGTAAAATTGATCGGCCTGCACAAAATCCACGAGGATCGCGCCGTTACTCGGATAGGGCTTGAGCATCAGCCCGCCTTTGGCCGCGCCCACTTCCACCTTTGCGCGCAACCGGGTCAACACGGGCTGAAGCTGGGCCGCCAGATAATCGGCGCGCGGACCGCCCGACAAATTAACCGCCATTTCAATTGTCACGGCGCGGGCGATCTCGCTGGCAATCGCGGCGGAGAGGTTCAGGCTGTGGATGTTCGTGCCTAACCACGTCGCTTTGTTTTCGTACATCAGCGACCACGTTTGCAGCGCGTCTACCATGCCCGAAGACAACGCCACGTCAACCCGCAGGTGATCTTTAATGGCAGCAGGGCCGATCATGCGCCGGATAGCCTCCCGAATCCACGTAACCAGTCGCGTAAACACACTGGGTTAGGGTTCCTGAAAGTAAATGAGATGCGCGACGGCGGGCGATTCGCCGAACACGGCCAGACTGGCCAGATTCGCCAGTTTGATGATGAAATTGTGCAGGTTCTCCGGCACATAGCCGCCGCTCGTAGCACTGGCAGCCGCGTTGATGGTAAACCGCACGTCGCCCCCTTCAGCGGCGATCATCACAAAGTTGGTTCCACTGGGCAGCGTGGCGGCCTGAGACGCGCCATTCATCGTGATACTCTGTTCGCCCTTGTACGTCAGGCCCGTGTATGAACTGATCTCGACGTTGCCGATCACATTCGTGCCCGCCGGGAGCGCCTCGATCATGGTCACTTCATGCGCCAGCCGTCCTTCGCCTACGTCTTTCATTGTCTACTCCTGTTCTGTATCGGCGTATCGCCAGATAAAACCGCCTGCTGTGGGTCGTTTCCCCTTACAACATCTCACAATGGACTGATTATTGACGCCAGTTGCGCGTTGAGCATCCATGATGCTTTCATAAATATTTAACACTGTGCCGTCTCTGGAAAGTTGCAAAACGGCCTTGTCTGACCAGCCGCGATATTTTCCTGTAGTAGCCGCACTCATTTTCCGCTTGGTTACTTCGCTGATGATCGTGCCCTTGTGCGTATCGCTTAACTTTTGGCGCGTCTCCTCAGACGGGCGAATCCCAATGTGGCTTCTGGCTATCTTCTGCTTAGTTTCTTCTGTTCGCTTCTGTCCCAGGTGATTTAAAACCGAATTGGACAGAACGTTATACTCAGGCTTGCATCGATCAATAAAGCCTTGCTCTATCCCAACAAGGGCGTTCAAATCTTGTACTTCCATTAAAACAACGAATGAAAAGACCGATTCCCCGTATTTATTCCATGCGTTCTGCAAATGCCGGGAATGATGTTTATTTTTCTTGAGTTCGTTGATATGGCGTTTCCATCGGTACGGCATATTGACAGCGGACCCAATATACTGATGTCCGTTGGTGGTGTTTACAATAGCGTAGATACCAGAAAGGGGGGCAGACATAACAAAGCGCTCCTGTCGTATATGCTGCCATTGCTGAGATGAACAGCGGGACGCGAGTCCACACGACAAGAGCGTTTTGGGCACAATCTGGTTATGCAGAAAGGCAGCGTTTGAAATACAAAACGCCCCGTATCTGTTCATCTCAGCGCCCACAGTATACCTCATTCTCCCCTACGCCGCCACTGAAGATTCGTCGCATAACGAATTGCAGAAATGGCATGATCGTTTCGGTCAGGAAAAGCGCTTATGATTTCGTCATCTTTGGTGCGCTCGTATTCATACGATAGAAACTCCTCAGCCGAGTATGGCGCGCGCTCATTATCTATGACTATGGATTTCTGACTTTGGAGCCATTTTATAGAATACAAAACGCTCGTCGGGCCTTTCTCTGCCCCGCGCGCCATTGCGCCATAGGCTCTCAGATCGGCCACGCTTTTGGGTTCGGCGGAGTCGCAGATTAGTAGGTCCTCCGGTTTTAGACCGTATTCCACAAGCGCGTCCCACAACAATTGGTTGCTGGTTTTCCAACGGCGTACCTCTCCAAAGACATAGAGGGTCAGGCGCGCTTTGTCGTAATGCACCCGGCTGTAATGTGCAGGATCGGGATAAAACCCAAAGTCCAGCCCGTGCATAACATGATCAAATTGAGCAATCTCTTCGTCGGTGATTTTGCGAACTGTGACGTTCTCGAAAACCATGCCGCCCGCCGAATTTGCATTGCCCATGTATTCATGGTCGTAAGCGTCAGGGTTTACATTTTTTAGGTGTTCGGCCTCATCTAAGAAAACTCTCCCTAGCCACTCTGTAGGCACTTCAAGGTAGGTAGAGAAATGCTGATATTGAGACAGCTTAGGTATCTTAATGTACCTATTGACCCAACTATTTTGGGTGCGGGGCGGATTGAACGACTTGAAAATAAAGGCGTCATCCGTGCCCCGAATGACCGACTGTTCAATCTTGCGAACCGATTCAGGTCCGGT